AACGCCACGACCGTGAAGTTTGAGCCCAAGACGGAGGTGGACGTCGGATCCAACGACCCCGGATCTGCTTCGCTGTCGTTGATCACCGACATCCCCCTCTCCACGGCGATCTCGCCCGACGCCCCCGCCGGGTTCTGGGCCGATGTGTTGGCGCCCTACGAGCCGGTGAACCGGGGCTTTCGGACGATCATCTTCCACGCGGACGTCACGAGCCTCGCGGTCGCTGGGCACCTTTTGGAACTCGGGGAATTGCCTTTCATCATCGCGGGCTCGGACCTCACGGCTGACGGCACCCGGACCGAGATCGAGTTGACGAGTTTCTTCCCTCGGGGATTCGCCTTCGGACAGGACGCCGCCAAGATCAGCGTGCGTCCCGTCTACCAGCCGCAGCCCCTCGCTTTCATCGGGCGCGGGGCCGTGTTCGCGGGCGACCCCACCGAGTTGGTCCTGTTCGGAGAGACAGATGCTGATGGCAACGTACTTCCTGGGCGCACGCTCCGACCTTCGATCGACTACACGCTCAATTTCGATGACGGCTCGGTGGAATTCCTCGACCCTCCGCAGGGCCCTTTCCAGCCTACGGAGGTTCTCTACCTACGGCACACGCGCCAGAAGGTGGTGAGCCCCGTCGTCTCCGACGAATTCATCCTGAACCCGCGGTTCGTCGGATCGTTCGTCTACGTGGAGGAGCCCTCCGAGGAGAACAACCGGCTCGACAAGATCCTCCGCGGCACCTACACGTTCTCGAACCCGGACACGTTCTTCTACCGGACGGTCCCGTTGCTCACCTACCTGGGCGAGGTGGCCAATCAGGTGGCGCAGGATGTTGCTGCGCTGCTGCCCTCCGTGGGCCCCGCGCCGGCCGTCATCCCGCCGGCCGACAACGCCACGCAGGGGCGCCTGGGCCTCAAGTCGCAGCTGCGGGATCTCGAGGATACCGACCGCGCCGCGCGGGTGTTCCTCGATTTCTACAACGTGTCCATCTTGGCTTTCGAGCAGATCACCGAGACGATCACGGGCAACATCATCGGGGACCGCGACGGCAAGTTCCGGTTCTTCGTCGGCAAGAACAAGGAACTCCCTCCGCCGGGCTACGAGGACCCCATCTCCGGCGAGATCAACCCGCGCAACCTCTTCTCCGAGGTCTTCTTCGGCTACAACCCCAAGGCCACGTTCATGCGCCGGGATCCAGTGGTCGATCCCACGGACTTCGTGATCGCGGGCGACCAGCTTGAGGGCCCCTTCATCGACCCCGATTTCCTCGCGGACCTCCAGAGGGACCAGCGACAGCTGGCGATGAACGACGTCGATGACGTGGTCCTGTACGCCCGGACACGCAAGCGCCTGCGGCTGTTCCCCCTGCGTCTGGAGGCGTTCGGAAAGTTCCGACGCATGGGCGAGCCCAGCGTGTTCTCCCGCATCTTCCCGGAGCGCGCCGAGTTCTTCACGTTGACGGACCCGGGCATCGGGGCTGATCTTGAGGCCGATCCCATCAAGCCGGGCGTCTACGCCTTCCGCAAGCGTGTCAAGCGTCTGAGCATCAAGGGCAGCGGCGGCGACTTCAAGATCGAACTCCCGAAGCGCGCGAGCACGTTTTTCAAGTCCATCGCGGACATCGGCAATCCCGTCCTCGGCCAGATCGAGAACATCGGGTCGGTCCAGGTCCGCAACCGGCTCCCCCGCGCCAGGATCTTCCTGTACTCGCCCACGGGCTTCCCGGAGTTCGATGACTTCATCGTCGGGTACCCCACGTTCGCGTCCAGCCCGCGTCCCGCCGTGATCGCCACCCCGCTGCCCCTCCACGAGTTGCCGCTGGGCCCGGACGGCCTCCCAGACGTGGCTCAGCTGGCCGCGCAGGGAGGTGACGTCATCGACCTGACTACGGGCGATCCCGACCTGTTCACCCCCCAGTGGGGCGAGACGAACGCGGGCAAGAATTATCGTCCCAAGATCACTTTCGGGCGTCCTGACGGTCGCATCATCGACGTGCAGACCGGCGAGAGTTTCTCGTTCGATTTTCCTTCGGCCGCCGTCGGCACCGGGGACCCCGAGACGTTCACTGTCGCCAAGTCCGTGTTCGTGGGCGAGATCATCCTCGGGTGCATCGTGACGTTCGCCACCGAGGACCACGTCCCCGGCGACAACGACACGATCATCAAGGGGGACGGCGACCTTTTGGAGGTGGCCGAGGACCCGGCCGCGTCCAATCCTCCGATCGAGCTGTTCCGGGGCGACACCGTGTTCGTCACGCCGTCGGATGCCGACGTGAACGACGGGGCCGACCCCGACGACCCCTCCACGAAGAGCAACACGGAGGCGCAGTTGGAGGGCCTCCCGAGCTACCGCGTCGGGTTCGACGTGGGGGTCGACCGTCCAGAGGGCGAGTTCCGGGACATCACGTTCCCCTCGTTCGATGACCCCTCCATCTTCGGCATCAAGGAACTCCTGGGTCAGCACCCCCCCAAACCTTTCAGCAACATCGAGGGGGACGCTAGGTTCCGCAACGGGGCCACGGAGCCTGCCTCGATCCCGGCGCTCGTGGGCGGTTTCACGAACGACAGCGGGGACTACTCGCTACCGTATCTCTACGCCCCGAACACGGAGATCGAGCAACTCGGGATCGTGCGGGGCGCCTTCCAAGACATCTTCGCGGACACGGGGATCCCCAGTGCGGCATACCCCGACGAGATCGGGGGCACCGACGGCGAAATCCTCGGGGTCTTCGCGGGAGGCGTTCCGCCGGCGGCGCTCGTCACCCAGTTCGATGCGACGCCCGTCGCCACGGCCGGGGCTTACACGCCGTTCACCGGGATCGGGGACGTGCGCCCCTTCGACCTGCTCCTGATGGAGACGGGTCAGGGCGGCGCGGGCCTCCCCGGGGGCTCGCAGGGCATCTTGGGCGTGGGTCACGTGGAGGGGGGAGCTTCGGGGAGCGCCATCGAGCCGCCCCGTTTCGTCACGCCCACGGCCCTTGGCGACACCATCAAGTGGCGGCTCAAGAGCGCGATGACCTTCGTGAACCAGACGGTCGTGGCGAACCCGCCTGGCATCGTGATTCGCGAGCCCGCCGTGGGCGTCACGGAGTTCGACATCACGCAGATTTCGACGGGCATCCTCGTGTTCAACGATGGCACCCCGGCCGTGGCCACCGGGGGCCTCAACAACTTCATCGTCCCCGGCAGCGGCAACGTCATCACGATCACCGTCTGGACCGCGCCGTCCTTGGTCACGCCGGTCCCCGTGGCCGTCGACACGATCGTCTTGGACTTCGGGGCGAACACGGCGACGAGCAGCACAGGTGCTTCGGGGATCGTGGCCGGCTCCACGGCCACGGACAACATCCTGAGCATCACGACCGCGGGGTCCTTCCTCGTGATCGGGTTCGCGGCGCCCCCGGTCATCCCCGAGGACCCGACGATGCCGGGGGACTCGCTCCCGCTGTGGTTCACGATCGACATCGACCTGTCGGCCGGCGTGAGCACCACCGGATTCATCGACACGGATCGGCTCACGCTGGATGAGGAACTCGACTTTCGCTCGGTCCTCCCGCGGAACGAGCCCAACGTCCTCGCCACCCCGGTGTTCTCCGAGCTCAGCATCCTCGAGGTGGAGACGGCCACTACGACTTCAAACACGGTCAACGGGGATCTGGAGACCAACGGGGGCGTTCCTTTCACGTTCCTGGCACGCAGCGATTTCTACCCGTTCGTGGGGGGTTTCGATCCGTTGCCGGTCGGGTCCGGTCGCGGAACCCTTCGCGTCATGGGTTTCGAGGGACACGGCAACACGCCGATCCTCACGACCAACCCCGTGGTGTTCTCCGCGGTCCCGTCGTCGGAGTACGCGGTGGGGAGCGCGACGGAGATCGCCCTCGGGAACGGCCTCGTTGGCGTGGCGACCGACCGGAACTTCCGGGTGTCGAGCGACGGGGTCACTTTCTTCTCCGCGACCACCGGCGACATCGGGAACATCAAAGGGGGCGACGTCCTGAACATCACGGGGGTCGCCGGGGCCCCCTCAAGAGGCATCACTCAGGCGGGGTCCTACCTCGTCAAGCACGCGATCGAGCCTAACAACATCATTTTCACGCTCACCCAGTACCGCGATCTCATCCTGCAGACCAGGACGCTGCCCTCCAACACGGAGGCCGGGTGGGCTGCCGTGGACTTCCCCGAGCTCGTGTCCGCCTCCGTGGACGCGGACGGCGAGGTCGTCATCTCTCGCACGCTGCTGGAGTCCGACGGGACAACCGACGCGTTCGACCCGGCCGGGGGCACCCTGTATTTCATCGTGCAGCCGGATCCCGAGGCGGTGAACTACGTGACCGCCAACCTCAAGATCGACTACACGGCCGTCAACACCGGCACCAACACGTTCACCGTGACATTGGCCTCGGCGGAGTCTTTCGACGGGGTGACCCTCACGGGATCTGACGCGGTGGCGGCCATCGACGCGCTCCCCGAAGGAACCCTTGTTGCGGGGTTCTACCGGTTCGACGTGTTCATGGACCGGGTCTCCGAGAAGTTTGACCAAGTGGCCCTCACGTTCAAGACGCCGGAGCAGCTGCCTCGTAACACCGTCGGGTTCGACAGCGGGGGCACGACGGCCGCTGGGTTCTTCTCCATCACGATCCAAGGCAAAGGGGGTGCCACGCCGCTCGGTGAGGCGTTCGTGTTCGGGGGCGTGCAGCCCATCGTCCTCGACGTGGCTCCTGCCGCCGACGAGTTGGCGGTGTTCACCGCGACGCCCATCGCCAACACGGCGTTCGTGAACAACCAGAACGCGTACGTCTACGACGACGTCCCCCAGTACGTCCAGGTGAACCTCACCGCTGTCACGTGGGACAGCATCCACGTTCCTGCCGTGGCGGGGCTGGGTCTCTCCACGCTGTTGCCCGGCGACAGGTTGACCACGGCGGACATTCCGGCAGACGACCCCGGGCCCTTCGCGGCCGGGTTCCGGGCTCAGGCCGGGGTTTTCCTTGAGCCTTCGTGGCCCCGTCCCACGCTTGATCTCAGTGGCGCGGATGAGCGCGTCGTGGACGCGGGCAACTCCGTGGTCGCAGCCAACATCGGGTTCCGCGACGGCGGCGTATTCGGTGAGGGGGCGACGGAGCCCTGCACCTGGGAGATCCGTCGCCTGCGCCGGTTCAACGAGGTGCTCACCACGGCGGGCGAATTGCTCGCGCCGCTGCGGTACGTCTACGAGATCCGCCGCGGAACGGTGACCGCTTTCGGATCGGGCATCGTGGGCCCCCAGTCCACGAACTACCCGTTCGTCGTCACGTCCACCGGCGGCACGCAGCTGGGCGGTTTCGATGATGAGTTCGTGAACGTGAACCCGGGCGATTTCTTCCTCCTGTTCGATGACGACGGGGAGACCCTCCTGGAGGAGGTCGAGATCGGCGGCATCGAGGGTCCCGACCAGATCTGGCTCAAGCAGCCCGGCATCACGGTGATCCCGGAGGCGGACGTGGCGGGCAAACCATTCCAGATCTACCTGCGCCAGCCCCCGGTGCCACACGAGCAGAGCAACAACGAGTTGTTCGACCTGATCACGCAAGAGGTGGTCCTCGACCGCCGGGCCGACATGACCGCGCAGACCGGAGGCATCGTCAACGTCGAGTCGAACCCCACGGACCCCAGGCGCCTGCGGGACACGGGGGCCCCCGACGAGATCAACTACGCCGCCTTGGGTGTCCAGGAGGGCGACATCGTCGTGATCGACTCGGCCGGTCTGCTGGTGGGTCCCGGGGGCGTCCCCTCCACGGGGCCGGAGCGGGCCACCCGACCCTTCGGGGACCGCAGCGTCCCCAACCGCATCGTCGCCACCGCGGGCCAGGAAGTCCCGTTCATCGCGGGCGCGCCGTCCGAGTTGGACGACAACCGGGGCTGGTACCGCATCACTGAGGTCGGCCAGGATAACGTCACGGTCAGCTCGCAGACGGATTTCAGCAACAACCCGGGGGGAGGGTTCGTCACCTTCGGCGTTGACGTGGAGTACGCGGTGCTCCCGACGGTCTCGGCCTCGACCGCACCGTTCGCGGACCCCCCGGGGGGCCCCGGCGTGGAGGGGCAGCTGGACCTGCGGCCCACCGCGCTGGCGGGGGATAACGGCTCGGCACCGAACTCGTTCCTCGGCAACCTGTACAGCATCGCGCCGTTCTCGTACCGGATCATCCGCCCGAACACGCTGTTCTCCGATGACGCCATCGACCTCGTGCTCCTGATGCGCGAGCGCACCTTCAGCTTCTTGGAGGAGTTTGACGTGTTCTTCCGCGGGGACAAATTCGGTGACTACTTCGTTTTCCAGAGGGACGAGCATATCGGGGACCTCGGTAATCCTCTGATCCCCGACGAGGGTAAGGGGGTCATGAGCAACGAGTTGATCGATGGGGTGCGGGGGTTGATCGGGATCAGCCCGTTCGCCAACACGACGGACGCGTTGTCCGTGCTCGACCGTCGGTTCTGGGTGAACGACTTCCGCCTCGACTCGGAATTCCCCCCGGGGGCTCTGCCGGGAACCCCGAGCTATTCCACGCTCGAGAGCAACGCGAACAACCCGGCGGCGGACGAGGGGGACGGACGTCCGGTGCTCACGGACCGCATCGATGACATCCTTGATGATAACGACCAGCTGCGCGAGTTCCGGTTCGCGTGGCTGGATTTCCGGGTCAACCGGGAGGACGGGATTCTCGTCCAGGTGAGACGGTTCATCGCGCAGCTGCCCAAGAAACGTCGCGAGGAGCTCCGGCAGCTCCGGCTGTCGAAGTCGCTTGAGGAGGCCGGGTCGTGACCGACAAGAAAAAGTACCAGTACAAGAGCCCGTTCGACTTCGACGTGTCCAAGATGACCGTTGAGCAGGTCGAACAGCGCCTGCGCGACCAGGGGTTCCCCGTGGGGCACTGGACCGACAACTACGACCAGAAGACCACCGACGAGAAGGGGGAGCCGAAGAAGGCATCGATCCCCACTTTCGAGTTCTACGCGGAGATGCTCGGCCAGATCCGCGACATCTGTCAGGACCAAGTGAAGCACGACGTCCGGGAGATCGACAACCTGAACTACCAGCTGCGGCGTCTCAAGCGGGGAGGGGGTCAGTAGGTGCCGAATCCGGAACAGGGCCCCGAGGAACTGGGCATAGTCGGCAAGTGGCAGACCGTCTCGCTGGAGGTCCCCGACTTCCTCGAGCCGGTCCGTCAGGCGATCGACGCGTTCTTCTCGTTCCTGATCAGGATCCTCAACATCCTCCTCGCGGTGCTGGAGATCCTCAAGGTCTTCATGACGGGTCTCCTCGACCCGCTGATCGCCATCATCGAGGCGATCAAGCGGCTGATCGAGGCGCTGCTCAACGACCTGCGCCAACTCGGCATCTACATCCACGGCGATTTCTACTCGCTGGACGGTCCCGACTTCCAGGCGCTCAAGGGCGGCTACCGGGCCTACCAGCAGCGCATGGTGGCGCGGCTCCAGGATCGCAGCGACCCCAATCGGCCGAACATCAGCTCGTTTTCGACCTGCATCGCGGTGTTCCTCTACGTCGGCGTCGACCTCCGCGGCGTCAACCGGATCATCCAGCTGATCAAGTCGATCCTCTCCCTGTTCAGCCGTCGGTTCCCGATCCGGTCGCTCAACCAGGTGGTCCGGGTCGATGCGACCTACGGTTACGATGGGGCGACGATCTTTTCGTTCAACAAAAGTTTCTTCCGCGGTTTCGATTTCAAGCACGAGGACGTGGACGAGAACATCAACAGCCCGTACAACGCGGTGAACTTGACGTGGCAGATGGCCCCCATCCCGGGCCCCACGTTCCCGGACACGCCCATCATCCCGCCCGCCGGGTTTCTCGTGGAGTTCTCGACGGCCGAGGAGGGCATCAAAATCGTCACCGAGCGCGTGATCGAGGGCTCCGCGCAGAGCATGACCCTCCAGAACCAGCCCGCGCGCACGGAGATCGTGGAGTGCCTGGATGAGGACGGGCGCCCCGTCATCCTCCGTGGGGGCGCGCAGCAGCTCGACCTCCGTGGAGCCGTCAACTGGAACGACGCGGTGGACATCACCACCGGCGAGATGAAGACGGACGCCGTCCGGGTCTACGGGATCAAGAACCTCAACGACCAAGCTCCCGTTCAACTTTCGGACCTCCGGGAGGGCAGCAAGCACTACATCCAGAAGACCTTCTTCGTCGGAGTCGCGCAGAACATTTTCTTCCCGGGCAAGGGGTTCGGCGCGACGTTCCAGTTCGATGACATGCCTTTCGAGGCTGAGTGGAAAGTCAACAGTTTCACGAAAAGGCTGCAGCGGTTCAACGACAACCGGCAGCCGGAAGAGTACTTCGTCCGCGTGCGAGCGGTGAACCGCTCCATCAAGAGCGCGGACGGTTTCCAGTACACCATCGACCAGACCTCCCTGCGCGACCGCGAAGGTCCCGTGCTGCCCGTGGCGCGGCAGCCCGACGTGGACCTCAACGACCTCGGGCCGCCGTCGCCCGTGGCACGCATCCTGTTCCCCGACGCGAGCACGCAGCTGTACCTGCGGGCCGTGGCGGAGGCCCTCGCCGTGATGGCCCTCAGTCGCTCGGACATCCCCGTGACCCTCGGGAAGCTGGGCAAACTCGTGAACTACCCGCCCGGGTTCGGGGACGTGCTGGCGGACGGCCTCATCGCCCCCTTCTGGGAGACGTACCAGGACACCGCCCGGCGCACCACGGGCCTCGAGGACATCGCCAAGTTCATGATGGTGCAGGTCGTCGGTCGCCGCTACGTCAAGAAGTTCTTCGGCGAGGCCGGTGCCAACGTCACGAAGTTCCGCAAGCGCCTGTTCGTTAACTGCGTCAACCTCACCAACCGTCTGCTCACGCAGAACCTGCCTCCCCTCGCCGCGCGCAAACTCGTGATCGCCCGCGCCGAAGACCTCCTGAACTACCAAGTCCTTTTCGATGACGACGGTTTCGAGGTCACGCTCGACCCCGACGCGGAACCGGCGGATGGTTTCCCCGGGGGATCCCTCCTCGCTCTGCTCCAAGACCGGGACTCATCGATGGGGATCGCCCCCAACCCCCTCTCGATGGGGATCGGTGACACTCGTGCAGCTGACCGTGCCGACTTCGCCGCTGGCGACAGCAAGGTGCTAGGTCGCCCCCCGCACTTCTTCTTCGCGCAGGCAGCCGACAATTCCACGAGGGGACGGGGCTCGTTCGACACCGCGCCGGTGTTCTACAACCGCAGCAACGGGCGCATCAACGAGATCGCCTTCGTCCGCAACGAGATCCCCGACAGCGTGTACGAGGGAGCCGAGTTCGCCCTGTCGGTGGCCGTGGGCCCGCAGATGCGCCCGCAGGAGCGCGGCTGGATCGCCTTCCGTGTCTTCCCACAGGGCATCCCCGCCATCGACAGGTTCTTCGACCAGATCCTCGCGCTGCTCCGGTCGATCCAGGCCGCACTGGAGAGCATCGCGGAGACCATCCGCCGCTACATCGAGTACCTCCAGTCGCGCATCCGTGAGCTCCAGGCGTTCCTGAACCGCATCAACGCCCTCATCCAGCGGCTGCTCAGGTTCTTTTTCGCCATCCAACCCGCCGCCGGCCTCATCGTCGTCGCGCCGGGGACCGAGGGGGTGACGAGCGCCTTGATCGGCTCAGAGAACAAACCCCTGTCGATCCCGGACATTCGTCCCGCCTCCGAGATCTACGGGGGAGGCATCGTGCTGTTCGCGGGGGGCATCCCCAACTTGGTGTTGGACATTTTCACGGCGCTTTTCAAGGGCGAGGACGTGGGGGCTGCCGCGGCGGAGGGGGCGGGGCTTCCTCCCGTCAATTTCCCCCCCGCTGAGAACCCCGTCGATTTTGGCGAGATCAAGGAAAGCGCGGAAGACGCTTGGGTGGGTTTCGCGGGAGCTGTGGGCGACGCCGCCGATACAACGGAGGAGCCCTGATGCCTTTCAATTTCCTCGGGACGATGCGGCAGTGTCAGTGGAAGGCGTTCCGCGACTGGACGCTCAACGAACGGCGGTCCGTGGGCGCGCGCATCCGGGTCATCAAGGCCGATCTCACCCGCATCGGATACATCACCGTGTTCTACGAGCGCCGCAACGAGACGGTCATAACCGAGACGGGCGCCGAACAGGAAGTCTCGAACGTGACGGAGGTCCGGCGCGCATTCAAGGTCAGCGAGGGGTCCTCTCTCGAGAAACTCGTGCAGGCGTACATCGCCGCTGGGGGGAACCCGATGGCGATCTCCCTGTGGCTGCAGCCCGACGAAATCGAGTTCACCACGGACGACGATCCAGTCGAGAGCGACAAGGACAACCATAACGAGCAGGTGACCAACGTCGGTTTCGTGTCGACGCCTTTCGACCAGCCTAGCGGCGGCGCGTTCGCTCCGGGGAGCACCACCGGTTACGGCCCAGGTGGTCCTCCCGTGCGTCCCAACAACCGGCGCGACGTCTACAAGCAGGTCGGTCGCTACTTCGACCAGGGGGACGCCAGCGGAAAGGTCGCCGTGCGCCTCGACCACGCGCGCCGGTGGGTGAAGCAGGAGCTCACCGAGCTGACGATCATGGAGGGTCGGATCATGAAACTCATGGACCTACGGGAGCAACTCACGCAGGAGCGGGACATCCTCCTGGTCCAGTCCATCGGGGGCTCCGTCCCCGACCTGTCCCTCCCCCCGAACGAGGACCGGTTCCCGCGCAATCTGCACCTCACGCGGATCGTGACGGAGATGGACCGCACTTTTTACGAATTGAACTCCGATGGGGAGCCCGATTTCAACACCGTCAATCTCGGGACGGCCGACAAACCCTCGGGGATTTCCTTCTACGACACGTTACTGCCGAACGTGCCGGGCACCGACCCGTTCTGCTGATTTGCCTATCGCCCCCCTCCCAGTAGACCCATGACGACCGATTTCCAGCTGGGGCACAACTGTCCCCACCTCACCATCGAGGAAGAGGTGCTCTTGGGGGCGGACCGCCGGGAGCTCCCCACGCGGCAGCCGGTGGCGTCTGCATCCCGGATTCGGATCACGGCCAACGACGACGTGACCATCCCGAAGGAGGGACTGTTCAGCCGGGCGTCGCTCTCGGGTTCGTTGAGCGGGCCGTTCAAGGTGATCAAGAACGAGAACACGGTCACGGTCTCGAACCGGACCCAGCAGGCTGCCGACATCGTGCTGCCGATCGGACAGCGGGTGGAGACCTCTCGGGTCGTGGACGTCCTGAACGCTGCCTTCCGCAACAACGATGTCAGCTTGCTCGCGCAGAACACAAACGGGTTCGTGCTGATCACGGATTTTTCGGACCAGGGACCCGCGTCCCAGGTCCGCGTGGGCGGCCCGTCCGGGGTCTCCCTGGGCTTCGTGCATCAGACGCGGGCCCGAGGACGCAAGGTCTACCCGAGTTGGGATTTCGCCGAGCGCGAAGTGGTGAACGTGACGCCCGGTCTCCAGTCCGTGCGTTACGTGTCCACCCGGTTCCCGAAATTCAACGAGCGCGTCCGGGGCAACCCCGTTTTCAAGGTCTCGTACACCACGTACCAGCAGCAGTGCCGTCGCTGTCAGGGGTGGGGGATCGAGAACGACTACCGGATTGCTGCGAGCGGCAATCCGCTCCTGATCGAGAACGAGGATTTGCTCAACCAAGACGTGCTCAAGGTCCTGAGCACCGTGCGGAACTCAAACCCCTTCCACCCGGAGTACGGGACCTTGCTCCTCACGCGTATCGGGACCAAGGCCCTCGGGGACGCCGCCGTGTCCATCAACGAAGACATCATCACGGCCCTCTCGGTGTTCCAGCGACTTCAAGACTTCGCGGGGCGCTACCAGGCCATCACGCCGCGACAGCGCCTCGCCTCGGTGATTTCCATCGACACGACGCCCTCGGATTTCGATCCCACCATATTTGAGGCGGTGATCGTCGCGGCCAACGCGGCCAACGTGCCCGTCGTGATCACCACGGTCTTCGCGGCGCCGGGCACGGCGGCGTTGGCTGGAAGCAACGGACTCTCGCTCGGCCTCGCGGGGTTCGGGCTCGACCCCCGCACGCGAACCATCCCAGGGGTGGCACCACGGTGAGAGGTAGCTGACGATGGCATCGACTCCCAAGATCATCGGACCCGACGGCGTCGCCCGCGAAGTCACCCTCTTCTCGACGACCATTCCCTCGCGTTTCTTCCGCGGGACGATGGGCTCCGACACGGTCGACATGCAGATCTCCATCCGGGGAGGGGCTTTCACGTCCGACCCGGACCTGATCATTTTCGAGGGGAGCACCTTCTCGTTCCCCAACCCCATCTCGTTCCCCGAGGGACTTGAACTCGCGGCCGGGATGAACGTGATCGAGGTGCGCTCAATCTCATTCGCGGGGGCCGTTTCGGCTTCTGCGAGGCTCGACGTCACCCTTGTCCAAGAGTCGGACATCGGCCTCGTGGGCACCGTCCCCACGAACGTGAGCATCGAGCAGTTTCAGGATGAGGTGGAGGTGCGCGTGGAGGGGGTCAACGACTCCAGGTTCCAGGGCATCAACTTCTACGCCTCGCGTTTCCAGGGTGGCGGCGCCACGGGCTACCAACTCATCAACCGTAACGCGGTCACGGACTTCGTGGTCGTGCAGGAGACGACCACGATCGGCAGCCTCCAAGTGGACAACCCGGTCGCGACCAACCCGGACGGGACGGTCGCGGCGGACCCGCTTTACGTCAATATCCAAGAGACGCAGACCAGCAGCAACGACATCATTCAGAACTTGGAGGACATCACGCTGACGCCGGAGCTCGCGGCGGCCATCACGGAGCAGGAACAGGAGGCCTTGCTCAGGACGGATTTCATCGAGGTGTTCGAGGTCCCGGAGACGACCCGCGTGATCAGGAGCACCTACACCCTGGACTCCCTCGTCTCCCGCGCGTTCTACTCGTTCCGGCATAACCGTCAGTTCGGACCCGCGAGCAATCCGCCCACGATCCCCGTCGGGGAATTCGCCAGCGCGCCACTCACCGAGCCGCTGTTCTACGTCACCACGGCCATCTACTTCGACCCGCAGACGCAGCTAGAGGTTGAATCTTCTTTCTCGGCGGAGGTCGTGGGGAAGCCGGTAATCATCGACGAGAACGTCGGCACCTTCCCGTCGCCCGCGCGCCTGGAGATCGTCCAGCAGACGATTCAGTCCATCACCCGGACTACGCCGCAGATCGCGGTGCAGCCCGGGGCGGTCATCCGCGACACGTTCGTGGACCCGGTCTCCAACGAGGTGACGCGGCTGCGCCTGCTCGTCGACTTCATGTACCGCATCCAGTCGTTCGACACGCTGCTTCAGATCGACGGGATCGAGTCGAACGGGGGATCCACTTCCGTCATCCGATCGCCGTACAAGCAGGCGCTGGGGCGCGTGTTCGCCCTGACCAACCCGAACGACATCCAGACGATCATCGACACGTCGTTCAACCAGCTGGCGGCCCGCAACGACGTTTTCCGCAACGCCGGTGTCCGCGCCCGGGGCTTCGTCACGTTCTTCACGCAGACGCGCCCCACCGAGACCTTGTTCATCCCCCTCGGGACGCGCGTTGCCAGCGGTTCGGTCCAGTTCGCCACCACGACGGACGCATCGATCCCGATCGGCAACGTCGCCGCCTTCTTCAACCCCACGAACGGCCTCTACCAGATCGACGTGCCCGTCGAGGCGTCTCTCGCCGGGGACTCATCGAACCTCGGTGCGGGACAGATCCGCACCATCGTGAGCGGGTTGTCGAACCTCTCGGTCACGAACCGCAACGCCACCTTCGGGGGCACCAACCTCGAGACGAACCTTCAACTCGCAGAGCGGGCCCGGAACGCGCCGTCCTCCGTGGACAGCGGCACCGAGCGGGGGACCCTTCAAGTGGCCGCCGACGTGGCTGGAGTGCGCGAGGCCATGGTCGTGTCATCCGGCGACGACATGATGCAGCGGGACTACGACACCGACTTCATGAAGCACGTGGGCGGGAAGGCCGACGTGTGGATTCGCGGCTCGGCCCTCGGGAACGTCACCGACACCTTCGCCTTCACCTTCGAGATCGCTACCGACGTGCAATTTGTGGTGCTCGGGAACATCCTGGACTACAGATTCCGCGCCCTCGACGTGAACCTGTCCGCGGCGAACCCCATCGCGGAGATGCTGGATGACGAGGCCATTGGACTCGGCCTCCGCAACGCTTCCTCGGGCCTTTTCTTCGACCTCACCAATGTGGTGATCGAGGATTACCGCACGATTAAACTCTCGACGTCAGAGGGGATCATCCAACCTCCCGTCACCTTCGGAGACGTCGTGCTCGGGGACTACCGGTACGTCACGTCCACGGAGTTCGTGTTCACGCGTCAGCCGGTGGACTCCGTGGTCTCCGTGACGGGTCAGGTGACGGGTCTCCTGCCCGACGACAATTGGGAGTTCAACCAGCCCGATGACCCTCTGATCGATGGGCGTTCCACGCGCGCGCAGTCGTTTCTCAACGTGATCCAGACGAACGGGGTCCCGAGCGGAGACTCCATCTCCATCACGGGCGAGTCGCACATCATGCTCGGGACGTTCGATGAACTCGTGGACAACCTCGGTGCCAACCCGCTCACGGTGTCCGTGTTCGACACCGGCGGCACCATCGAGTACCGGGGCCCCGATGACCCCAGCGGGGTCTCCGACTACGTCATCATCCCGGGGGCGCAGACCACCGCGCTCGCCATCCGACGCACGAGCAACAGCAACATCCGGAGCGGTCAGACCATCTTGGTGGACTACGACCACGCGGAGAATTTCACGGTCCGGTACCAGTTGAACCAAGTGATCCCCACGGTCCAGTTGGCGTTGGACGCGCAGAAACACATCACCGCGGACATCCTCGCCAAAGCAGGCGTCCCGGTCCCCGTGGACATCACCGCCACCATCGTGAGCACCCCTGGCACCCGCGCCTCCACCATCGACACGAGCGTGCGCACGAACCTGACTACGTTCCTGCGGGCCCTCTCGATCGGCTCCGCCGTCCGTCAGTCGGACATCATCGCCGTGATCGACAACACGCGCGGGATCTCCTACGTCGAAACGCCCCTCACGAAACTCACGCGCGCGGCGGGGGCGGACGTGGTGCGCGAGGAGGTGGTCAACGAGAGCCCGGACGACGTCGTGCTCCTGCTCGGTGACACCATCACTCCGTACTCGACCGACACCGTGCGGACGTGGCTGTTCACCGACGCGCTCAACAACCCGACGAGCACGGGAGGGGGTCCCGACACGGTCTTCCGAGCCGTGTTCCAAGACGACTTCGCGCTCACCCTCCAGACAGCGGACCCGCAGAACCTCAAGAACGCAACGGGCAACGCGTACATCATCGGGGATCAGGGGATCGTCATCCCCAACTACAGCGACGACATCACGATCTCGATCCAGAACCCGAGCGCCAACACGGCGGCGGAGATCCAGCAGATCCGCAGGAACCTGACGGCCAATCGCATCATGATCTCGCTCAGTTCGGACGACCGTCCGATCAACCACTCGTACCGCGCAACTTACACGGTGGCTTTCGTGTCGGAGCGCACGCAGGACATCGAGGCCAGCGAGATCGAGTACTTCGTGACGGGCAATTTCACCCTCACCTTCACGGAGGACAGGCGTCTTGGCCAATGAGAAGAAGCCGCCGCTGATCCCCAAGGATCCGTACCTCCCGTTCACGCGGGACCAGAACCCCGCGCCGTTGACCGCGGCGGGGCAGCAGGGCGTCCGCACGCTCCGGGACATCGTGGACGCGATCCTGCGGACGTTCCAGCAGGTGCTCCCCTCGAACTACGTGGCCGAGATCCCGGGCCCGTACTACATCCTCCAGTACCAAGCGGTGGCCGAGCAACTCGCGGAGATCCAGCTGGCGCTGGAGGATGCGGGGCTCGAGTCGGACGTGGACTACGCGCGGCCGGAGTTCCTCTGGCAGATGATCGGCACGCTGGTCTTCCCGGACACCAACAAGCCCCCGAGCGGCATCCCGGAGGTGGACGGCGACCTGAGCTACCGCGAGTTCCTGCGTCGCATGCTCGTCCTGTTCCTCCAGGGGGCCACGGAGGAGACGCAGAAGGAGGGTCTCGAGCTGCTCACTGAGGCGGTCATCCAAGTCATCGCCAAGGTGGACTTCTCCGACCGCCCGATCTCTGCGTGGGGGTTCGGAGAGCAACACGAGTTCGAGATCAACGTCCTGTGCCAGACGGTCTACACGGCGTCGGACGGCGAGCTCATCGAGGGATTCATCGGCACCGGTTTCCCGATCGATCCTTTCCGGGTGTTGCGCAACAACATCAGGATTTTGCGGGCCCTCAAGCCGGCCAAGGCGCTGTACGAGTACCGGCACCTGTTCCTCGATGCTTTCGGCACGCTGTTCAGCGCGCAACCGATGGTCCAACTCGACCCTTGGTACTACGAGGATTTCCGGAAGTTCTGCTGCGGGATGAAGGAGATCGTCGGGGACCAGGGCGTGACGCTGCCGGGCCGCGTGACGTTCCAGGACGTCAGCCTCGACTTCCGCTCCGTGTGCGAGGGGGCGACCCTTGAGATCCTCGATGGCCCGAACGCGAGCCCCACCAACGGGGGCAAGGACACCGCGACGCTCGGGCGTTACCGGGTGGTGGGCATCCAGAGCCTGATCTGGGGCGCCGATGTGGACGCGAACGGTGACCTGGTGGCGCGCCCCTACGTGACGAGCCCCACGGGCCTGAGCGGGGAGGCCACGGCCGACGCCGAGGGGGAACTTGAAGATGCGAACCAGGATTTTTCCGATGCGGTGGAAGGTGAAACTCTGACTTTCACCGAAGGGCCCAACGCGGGCTCCTATCGGTTGGATACCCTGCTGGGCAACGACGGGGGTCCCGTGGGACTCGTCCCGGCCGGCTCGGGAGTCACGAGGGTGCGTGTTGCGCCCAGCATCCTCCAAATTCGCACCCGGATGCCTGAGCAGGCCACTGGACAGTCCTATCGGGTGACCGTGGAGCGTCTGGGGGTCCGCACACCTTTCACCGTCCTCGGGGAGGACGTCTCCGCGCAATTCTACGTCTAGGGGCTCGGTGGCGGGCCTATAGGGTCGCCAAGGATAGAACCGCCGAATTCCCGGCCGAGGGAGCAGCATGGCTACCGCACTGATTCAGAGTCTCGTCAACGGTATCAATCCCGTGGTTGGAGCGAGCCGTGACGACCTCCGCGCCGGGGATGTCGTCCAGCTCGACGATGTTGGAGGTCCCGCGAACACTTACGCGTGGTCCATCGCGTTCGCCCCGGAGGACAAGGACCGCAACCCGTCTGCCGCCACGTTGGTCGGCAACATCTTCGGCCCGGGCCCCGTCACCTTCACGGTCGACAACCAGGGCCCATACCTGATTCGGCTCGTCATCGACGCCGGGCTGCCGACCCAGGACGAACAGTACGTCCGTCTCCGGTACGACACGTTCTTCGGGGACCTCAAACTCGTGGCCGCGGGCGAGCGCCGTGACGGCTCCGGGATCATCCCGGTGGACATCTCGGCCGAGGGTTGGGCCAACGACCAGAATTTCAACCTCAACCGCCTGCTCTGCCTCGTCCAGCACGTCAGCGCGAGCGGCCGGATCATCTACGTCGACGCCAACCGCGGCAAGGACAACCTCGCGGCCCCGAACAACCCGGCCGTCGCCGAGGGATTCGCGGACTTCTCGACCGTCTCGGCCGCGATCCTCGCCGCCGTCACGGACGCCACGTACAACGGGGGCATCCCGCCGAGCGCGACGCAACCGATGGTCATCGCGGTGCGTCCCGGGCTCTACCAAGAGGACATCACGTTCGTCCCCTACGTCAACGTCATCGGCTGGCCGAGCTCGGGCGGTGGCACGGGGGACCACCCCGACTTCGACCGCAGCGTGAACATCCGCGCGGCCAACGGGGGAGGGGTGCCGGCGCTCACGTTCACGGCCAGCATGCCGAACCTGGGCGAATACTGCTACGTCTCGAACATCGTCCTCGAGAACGTGGGTGCCACCACGAACGCCCTCCTGCGCAAAGTCGGAGAGGGCGACGTCTACTTGGTCAACGTCGAGTTGTTGCAGAACGGCGGCGGCGCACCGAGCCAGGGTTCGGGCATCTCGGTCGAACGTGGCCGCGCGTTTCTGGACAACACCCGCGTCATCCAGACGGACGCGTTCAGCCA